GCGGAGCGCTTGTGGGTGTCATCAGCACTCCTGCACCGCAGGCCATCTACGGCATTCATGTGGCCGGATGCCCTAAGGGTCAACCCACTGCGTACTCAGCGCGTGTGGCTCGCGAAGACCTCATTGACGCGATTGAGGCGTTGGGTAAGCGGGTGCACCTTCGTGTCGACGATGTGGAGAAGTGCATCCCCCCTGCCACCGCTGAAATTGTTGTGCAAGGAGGGCACAAGGGTCCTGCTGGGTGCGAACCTTTGTTCCACGTTGTGTCGCAACCGCGCCCTATGAAGAGCAAGCTCACCAAGAGCCCCATTTACGGGAAAATTGGTTTTGAGTGTACTCAGCGTCCGGCCAATTTGCGTGAACACAATGGCGTTGACGCGCTGGAGTTCGCTAGCATGAAGTACAACAAGTATGTCCGAGGCATCCCGCCTCACAGGCTGGATCAAGCAAAGCGCCTCGTGGCTGACAAGCTCATTGGCCTGAAACCACCAAAGTATCGTCGAGTGCTCACAATTGAGGAGGCGCTTCGAGGCGTGCCAGGCGAGAGGTTCTTATGTGGCATGCCACGTGCTTCTAGTCCTGGATTGCCATGGGCTTCTATGTGGAAAGGCAAAGGCAAGACCGCAGCCATGGGTTTCGATGAGGAGATCAAGCTCGACACCCCAGAAATGAAGAAGGTGCTCTTTGAAGTCGAGTGGATGTTGGAAAGCATTAGAGGCGGGCAGCGCCCGACAGTTGTGTTCACATCGTTTTTCAAGGATGAGCTTCGCCCGATTGGGAAACCAGCACGATTGATCTCATGTGCTCCGTTTCACTTCTCCATTTTAATGCGCCAGTACTTTTTGGGCTTTAGCGAGCACGTCATGAACAATCGCATAATTAACGGCATCGCGGTCGGTATTAGCCCCACGAGTGACGAGTGGACTGTTTTGGGAAACAAGCACACTAAGCGGTTTTGTGTCGCTGGTGATGTGGGCAATTTCGATTGCAGCCTTGAGCCCAACGCTATGCGACGCATCAAAGACATCATCCACGAGTTCTACAATGATTACGGCACGCCGGATTATGAGATTAGGGAGGTTCTCTTTGATGAGCTGATTTACAGTAGGCACGCTTTTGGAAACGCGGTCTACGAGTGGATTGGCTGCAATCCGAGCGGCAATGTTCTGACCGTAATCTTGAACTCAATCATGACTCTGATCATGACCCACAGCGCAGCCCTCGAGATTTGTGATGTGAAACCACAGTTGCGCATAACAGATGTCGAAGTGGACACATATGGGGATGATGTGCTAATATCGTCAGATCGAGAAGAGTTCAGTTTCTTGAACTTTAAAAGGGTGTTCCACAAGTGGGACATCAAGTTCACGGATGAGAACAAGGGAGATGATTTCGTGGAAGTTTGGACTACTGTTCATGAGGTCACGTTCCTGAAGCGTCGCTTCTTGCGGCTGCCCCAGTATTCATCCACGCGTTTTGTTGCGGCTTTGTCCATGGACACCATCCTCAATTGTGTTCAGTGGATGAACAAGACCGATCACACGCACGAGGATTATCTCAACCGTGTCCACACCATGCTTGTCGAGCTCGCAGCTCACGGGCCTGATGTG